CAAATACAGTATCTTCGATTCACATTGTAAATCCTGGACTCGGTTACACTCCTGCACAACCGGTAACGATAGCAGATCCACCAACTACAGGAATTGGAACATTTACATTCAATGAACTTGTTACAGGTTCTATTTCTGGTGCAAAAGCTAGAGTTAAGACATGGAATAAAACTGATAAAATTCTTAAAGTCGGAACAACTAACGGAACATTTGTTCCTGGAGATGTTATTGTAGGTTCTGCATCATCGGCAAAATATTCTGTTGATTTTATTCAATCCGCAGAATTTTCTGATAAATATGATAAAGGTGATGAAATAGAAACATCAGCAGACACTTTTCTGGACTTCACAGAATCTAATCCATTTGGTACATATTAATGTTAGGAACTTATTACTATCATGAAATAATGAGGAAAACAATCGTTGCCTTTGGCACGTTGTTTAACCAAATTTATATTCGTCATGATGATTCATCAGGAAA